CCTTAGGTCAGTGGTCTATGGACTTCTTCTATGATGCTGGTTCTTACCCAGGGAGTCCTTTAGCTAATGCCTCTTCGTACAAGATTGAGATTGGCTGTATCAACGGTGATAGTATTTGTCAGTTTGAACAGTCTGTTATATGGATGGGTACTTCCAAAGGTATTGGTGCAGGTGTCTATGTTCTTGATGGAGTTCAGCCGGTAAGGGTTTCTACTACATTCATTGACCGTGTGTTAGGACAGAGTACTTTAACAGACATTAGAACATTTGTCTTTAAAATGAATGGTCATACTTTCTATGTCTTGACATTACATGATTTAAACGTTACAATAGTGTATGACGTAGGTATGAAATCGTGGACTCAGTGGACCATGTGGGCTGTTGGTGATGCAGACTCAGGAGTTCCTGGGATCTTTGCTGAACAGTACTTTAGACCTTCTTTCTTTGCTGGTAACAACCTTACCACTTATTATGTCTTAGATGATGATAATGGTAGCTTATATGAGTTATCAGATAAAGTCTACAATGACATAGGTGCTCCTATCTATTATAGAGCAATCACAGCCCTAAGTGATAATGGCTCTACAGCTCGTAAGTTCTATGGCAGAGCTGAGATTGTAGGAGACAAGGTAGGTGCTACGATGCAGATCAGACATACCTCAGATGATTATAAAACATGGTCTAACTACCGATCTGTAGACTTGAGTGTAGATCGTCCTCAGATATATCAATGTGGAGAGTCTCGCAGAAGAGCTTGGGAATGTCTGAGTACAGATAATGTCCCTATCAGGTTACTTTATGCTGAGATTGATGCAGAACAAGGAGATGCTTAAATGTCTAAAATGTATGATATTGATAAAGAAAGATTCCAAGTAGAGCATCACTTTGCCGCTGGAGTCTATGCTAAACAAATGCTGTTTACTCCTGATCATGTGTTTAAGCAACACGCTCACCATTATGATCATATGAGTATTTTAGCTAAAGGCTCTGCAATCATTGAAGTAAACGGTGTCAATACACACTATACAGCTCCTACAGTTATTGAGATTAAAAAGGGATTAGTACATAGCGTTAAAGCCCTTGAGCCGTGTGTATGGTACTGTATCCATCCAACAGACTTAACAGATCCAGATGAGATCGATGAAACCTTTTCAACCAGAGTGGTAGCATAACATGAGTTTACTAAAATCCTTAACACAATGGTTTGATCCTAAGCAACTGACTTCCAGATACATCTTCTGGGGCGGTGATGGTGGTGACGGTAGTGGAGACGGCGCAGATGGTGCAGATGGTGTAGGAGCTGGGTCAAGTTCAGGATCTGCAGCTGGTGTTGCTTCTGGCGGAGCAGTAGGCTCAGGCTCTGCGGGGGCAGACGGTGGAGGAAGTGCTGGGGGGGGAAGCGCTGGTGCTGGCGATGGTGGGATGAACATCGACTATAAGCCTGACTATGGAACTTCTGCAGCACAAGCGGCTGCTTCGCAACAGCCAAATGCCCAACAAGCTGGTTCTCAGGCAACATCAGGAAATGCTCCTTCAGGTTATGCAAATACTTCTGCTGGTTTAGTAGCTCAACCCCAGAACGTAGGACCTGCTCCACAAGCGGCTCCCTTGTCTTCTTATGATCCTTATTCACCTTATCGAGCACAAGCTGCTGGACAGCTTAACAACTTAGTTAATAATCCTTCAACAGCTTTAGCAAGCCCTGGCTACCAAGCACAGCTTACAGCTGGTATGGGAGCTGCTGATGCTTCTGCTGCTGCCCGTGGACAGTTACAGTCTGGTAATGAATTAGCTGCTCTGAACACATTAGGTCAGAACACTTTCTCTAGTTATTATAACAATATGTTTAGCCAGTTGTCTTCTTTGTCTGGAGCTAATCAGTCCCCAGCCACAGCTGCCTCTGCTCAGGATGCTGCTCAGTTGTCTTCTTACTTAGCTCCTTATCAAGCAGCTTCTGCCGCTGCCTCTGCCGGTGCTACTACCACAGGTGCTAACGTTGCCGGTTATCTTGCTCCATACACAGCAGGTCAGACGTATGCTAACACAGGCTTAATTGGTGCTAATACTAACCTCGCAGGTGCTAACGTTGGTTTGACTCAAGCCCAAACAGCCTTTGAACAAGGTGCTAAAACAGACCTTACAGAAGCAGAAGCTAAAGCAGCAGGTACACAAGCTTCTTCTGGACAAATTAGTGCTATTGGTGGTTTGTTCTCAGGAGCTACTTCAGCCGTATCAGGATTAGGCGGTATAGTGGGAGGTATCACTAAACTCTTTACTGGCGGTTTAGTATAAACATACTTCTAACAAAACAAACACTAGGAATTTATTATGGGCTTTTTTGAAAGCTTTAAATCAGGGTATGATGCAGTAGGAGAAATGCAAAATGAAAGTCAGGAAAAAAAGTACTTAGCACAAGTACAACAAGCACCTGCTGGAGCTATTCCAGATAGTACGCTTCCAACACAACCTGATTCTCAATCTTTTAACAGTGATTCTGATGCCGTAAACACTGTAGATTTAATAAATAAACCTGCTGGGTATGATATACCAAAAGCTGATTCTTTACAGACCCCTAAGAGCTTAGGAGCAGTTTATGGCGATGCAGAACAGCTTGCATTGAAAGACAATAACCCGTCTCTTGCTAAACATTTTAATAAACTAAAAAACGAATACACTAAAGAAGACACAGCTACTCAGTCTGCTACTTTAAAGTTAGGGCAACAAAAACTTGATCTGTTGTCCCAAGAGGCAGGGTTAGCTACAAGCAAAGAAGATTTGTATGCGGCTATAGATAGTACAATTAAAGATCCTGCTATGCAGTTACAATTTAGAAGTGCTATTAAAAACTTGTCTTTTGAGCAAGGTAAAACTTTAGTAGAAGAAGCTTCTTTAAAAAGTAAAGAAAAGATACAAGCGCATATAGAGATGGCAGGCAGTAAGCTAAAGCAAGAAGATATGCAGCTTAAAAAAGATACTTTACTTAAAAATGAAAAAATTGAAGCCCGTAAAGCAGCCGGACAAGAAGTAGAACAAGCCATTGCTAAAACTAAAATAGCTATTGCAGGCGGGTACGAGCCTGAAGAGATTGAAAAATTAGTACAAGGCTTTATGCCTAAAGGTGAAGGCGCTGCTACAACTGCTGCAGAAACCACAGCCCCTAGAGCAGGTGCTCCTTTAAATGAAGCCAACAAAAACCCTCTTAACCTGATGGATGCCTCTACAGGTAAGCTACGTAAGTTTGAATCTTATGAGGAAGGTAAAGCTGCTGGTCTTGAGGATTTATCTGCTAAATTTGATGGTACAAGTAGAGCTTACAAATCTAAGTTTGGATCGTTGCCTTTAACACCTGAAAGACTTGCTGAAACATGGTCACCTGCTAAGGGACAGGGTAACAGCAAAGCCTCAACAGACAATTATGCTAAGGCTATCGCTGATGCTGCTGGTGTGGAAGTTGGTGAGAAGTTACCCAATACTCCAGAAGTTAAAGAAGCAGTCTTTAAGGCTATGGAGCGCTTTGAAGGCGGGCCTAATTATAAAGCAGGAACTACCGCTAAAGAAGAAGCAGGTGCTGGTAAAGAGTCTGTAGCCAAACTAGATAAGCTTTATGAGACTAAAAGAGGTGGTGGGCTGACTCCTAAAGAGTGGTCTACTATTGGCCCGACTGCTTTAAACATTGGGAAAGAATATAAAATAAATCCAGTACAGCTTACTAATATTTCATCAGATGAACGGAAGGCAGTAAATAGCGCCTATTCCGTTACTAAAGAAGTTGAAGATGTTTCTAAATTTATACAAACCCACAAAGATGCAGCAGGTACTTTTGCAGCTATTGCTAAAAAAGTAGGCGCTAAAACAGAAAACTTTCAAAACAACGTGGAACAAGATTCTAGATTTACTGGGGACGTTGCAGTTCTTGGTAAAAAACTATTTACACTAGGTTTAACAGATGCTTCTGCTGTAGCTGGTGGTAAGCTTAACCAGTTTCTTGAAAAGAACTTTACTAATATTTACGACCAATCTCAAGCCCCTGCAACGCTTATGCGTATTCTAAAAGACAGACAAGACGCTTCTTTTAAAGTACTTGATAATACTTATGGTGCTAAAAAAGATAACTTAAATAAAAAAGAATACGGTCTGGCTTTTACAGATAACGCTGAAGACTATTTAAAAACTAACAAATCAAGTAAAAATTCTGCAATTACTCAACCTTATAACGATCCCGATAAAGAAGCCCGTTATCAAGCATATCTTAAAAGTCAAGGAAAATAAGAATGGCAGCTTTATCTGAACAAGAAGAATTTGAGTTTCGAGCAAGAGCCGAAGCAGAAGCAAAAACCGCACAAACTACTGAGTCTGATAAAGTTCCTAATGAAGAACAATCACTTGCACAAAAAGCCGGAAAAGCAGTAGTAGAAGGCGCTGATACAGCTGCTGAGTTTGCTTTTGGTAAAGGTCCTGAACGTAATATAGAAACAGGAGAGCGCGCAAAACGAATAGCAACTGCCGCGGTTACAACTGGTTTGTTAGGAGGAGGTATTGGTATGTTTGGAGGTCCCGCCGGTGCTGCAATTGGAGCGACAGGTGGCATGTTAGCTGGAGCTACAGGAGAAATTGCAGAGCAATTATCATCATATTATGGAGCAGGGCGAGCCGAACAAGTTTTATATGGACTTGGTGCTAGTACATTAGCAAGCGCTCCTGCTCAATTTTTAATCAAAGCAGCTCCTGAAATAGCTGGAAAACTTTTCCCGCCTGGCTTAAGAAAGATATTCACAGGAAGAGAAGAAAGTCCTAAAGTAACAGCAGCTGTGGAAGAAGCCCGATCTAAGATGGTGGGAGAGGGTTTTCAAGCAGCGGGCGATGTAGGAACAGCTGTACAAACTAAAGAAGCAGAAAGAGCTGCAAGAGCTGCTGAGTTACGTGCCAGGGCTGAAAAGAGTGTTACTGGAGAGCAAACTGCTCTTCGACAACAACAAGACATAGCTAAACAAGAACTTGAAGTGGCTACTGAAAAGGGGCCTGGAAAGACTCGTTCAGAGTATGATCTTGGTACTGAAGTCCGTCAAGAGATTGAAGCTGTTAAAGATCCTATCGCTAAACAAATGCAAACTGAATATCGTGCAGATAGAAATGCTGCAATGACTGAGGCTGCTAAAAATGAAGCTAAAGGAATTTATTGGAGTGAACAACCGCAAGCCCAGGCTATTAAAAATAAATGGGAAGGAATTGCTGAAAATTCAAGTAAAGATGTTCAAGCTAGTATAAAGAAAGTTCTTAATGAAGTATGGGCAGAACCTCCAGTTAAAGTTCAATATGGATTTGGAGAAACAGCCTCACAAGTTAAAAAGAGAGCTTCTGCTAATACTATTGATGAGATTGTACGAAAACTAGGAAATATTGGATATACCGGAGAAAGCGAAGGCTATAAAGCACTGGGAAAAGATGTTGCCCGTAATTTAAGAAGTGATATAACTAAAGGATTAAAAACAACAACCGCTGAAGGCACTGAAGTTCGTTCTGGAGGCTTTTATGATTGGTCTGGTCTAGGTCCAGCTAAAGGTAAATATGCAGCTTCTATGAAAGAAATGGCTAAGTATGAAACTACACGCGGAGAAGCAGCTTTAGGTGGTAAAGTAGATACTGAAAAACTCCCAAAGAACTTCTTTGGTACTCAATCAGGTTTTAATGAAATTAAAGGAATGCTTCCGTCAGAAAAGGTAGAGCAATATGCTACTCAATATGCCCATAATGAACTTGCCGGTAAAGATGTTACAAAGACTCGTAAGTGGGCAGAACAGCATTCTTTTCTTGTTGAAAATAGCCCAGGAGTAAAACAATCTGTTAATGATCATTTAAACACTATTTCTAGTTTAAAAGATAAAGCAGAAGGAATCACGACTCGTCTTGCTGAAGTAGGAGAAAAGAGATGGTCTGCTGCTGTTGACGCTGTGGCACAAAAAGAAGCAAAAGTTATTGCAGCGCAGCCTGACCCTGAGCAAGCTATCTTAGGTATTTTTAAAGGAACAAAAACTAGAAAGCAATTAGAGGCTGTATCAAAATATTTAAATGATGATCCAGTTTCTCGTGCTAAATTTCCTGATGCTGTTGCTTATCATATTTCTAAGTTTAAAACTACAAACCCCAAAGGTGAGGGTGGTATTTTAAATGAAATTCAAAGGTTAGAACCTGCTTTACTTGGGTCAGGACTAATGACTGAAAGTCAAATTAAAACACTTACTGGACAAGCTCAAAAAATCATTAAAGCTTCTAAGTCTCCTGAAAAAGCAAAAGAAGGAATTGTTGCTCTTATAAAAAGAACTTTAAAAACTCAGGCAGTTGGTTCCGCTTTATCTGGTACAGCTTTAGAACAACCTAGTCAGGGACAGGAAGAATGAAAATATTGATTATTGATAGCTCAGGCTGCGGTTGTGGTCTGTCATTTGCTCTTCGTAGTCAAGAGTATGGACATGAAGTTCGTACCTTTATTAGGCACAATAAAGATGGTTCGAGGTCTGAGGTTGGTGACGGTGGTCTTATTAAGCGCGTCAGTAACTGGGAAGACTCAATGAACTGGGCAGACTTAATCTTCTGTGTAGATAATGTCTTCTATGTCCACGGCTTAGAGCGGTATCGCGACAAAGGGTACCCTATCTTTGGACCTTCTATCGACACTAACCGCTGGGAACAGGAAAGGGATCATGGAGAAAAGATCCTTAACTTAGCCGGTATTGATACAATCCCTAGCCAGACCTTTAATAACTATGACGATGCCATTAAGTTTGTAACTGAGAATCCTCGTAGGTTTGTCAGTAAGCCTATTGGTGACGGAGACAAGACCTTATCGTATGTGGCTAAGTCTGCAGCTGATATGATCTATATGCTGATGCGCTGGAAGAAGAAGAACTCCTTTAAAGGTAAGTTTATCTTACAAGAGTTCCGTCCAGGCATTGAGTTTGGTGTCGGAGGCTGGTTTGGCGCTAACGGGTTCTCTAAGCACTTCTCAGAGTCCTGGGAGCATAAGAAGCTCATGGATGGTGAGTTAGGTGTTACCACTGGTGAGCAGGGTACTATTGTACGTTACTCACAAGACTCTAAACTAGCCAAGCAAATGTTATTGCCTTTAACTGATATGTTGCATGGCTTAGGCTATACAGGCTACATTGATGTTAACTGCATCATTGACCAGAAAGGTAAAGCATGGCCTCTTGAGTTCACTATGCGTCCTGGTTGGCCTTTGTTTAACATTCAGCTTAGTCTTCATAAAGGAGACCCTGCTCAATGGATGCTTGACTTAATCAATGGTAAAGATACATTAAAGGTTAGTGATCAGGTAGCAGCCGGTGTAGTGGTTACTATACCTGACTATCCTTACAGTAGGCTTACAAAGAAAGAGAACTCTGGTTACCCAATGTGGGGTATGGATATTGACGATGCTGTTAAAGATATACACTTATGTGAAGTCCAGTGGGGCAAAGGTCCTGCTATGGTTGATGGTAAGTTAAAGATGAATGAGCCTATGTTTGTTACTGCTGGAGATTATGTCTGTACAGTAGTAGGCTTAGGAGACTCTATCGAGGCCGCTAGAGATAAAGTTTATGGGACAATCAAGAAAAAGATTGAGATTCCTAACTCGATTGCTTACCGTACAGACATTGGAGAAAAGGTTCAGAAACATTTAGATGAGCTTCAAAGCTATGGATATGCTTTAGGAATTGAAAGTGGCTGTTAACAACCTTCCCCCAATCCCCCAGACTCCTATCAGTGAGACACAATCTTGGCGAGACTGGTTTCGTAACCTTGGACAGTACATCCAGTTAGCTCAGTCTGGTGGTACAGTATGGGCTATCATTCAAGGCGGTACAGGCTCTAATACAGCTGCAGGAGCTAGGACTAACTTAGGTATCGGTGATATAGCTGTCCAGAACGCCGGTAACGTGAACATCACTGGAGGGTCTATTCATGGTGTGAACTTAACAGGTAAGGTTCCATTTGGTGCCTTTCACGACACCACTACTCAAACTGCTGCAGCTGCTACCATTACAGCTGTAACCTTTAATACTACAGATTATAGCAAAGGAGTCTCTATAGGAACTCCTACATCTCACTTAGTCATCGCTAAGGCTGGTGTCTACTTAGTATCCTTTAGTGCACAGCAAGCTCAGGCCGGTATTGTTCAAGATAACGTTACTTTCTGGTTTAGAGTAAATGGTGTAGACAGTCCTGCATCAGCTGGTATCACAGCTACTCCTCCAAAGGTAGGGACAGTCAATGGAGCTATCACAACAGGGTGGGGTGAGTACTTTACCTTTGCAGCAGGAGACTATGTTCAGCTTATGTGGACTACTGATAGTGGGTCTTCTGCCCTCACTAACTATATTGCAGGAACATCTCCTGTGAGACCTAGTGCTCCTTCAGTAGCAATTAACATTAACTTTTTGAGTGAACTATGAAGACTTCTACAGCTGGTGTTAACCAGATTAAAGTATTTGAAGGCTATAGAGCTATGCCCTATGCTGACTCAGGAGGTAAGATGACTGTAGGCTATGGTCACTTAATGGTTCCTGGAGATGGTTGTGTAGTCGGTAGCCCTATCTCAGCAGGTCAGGCAGGTAGCTTACTAATAGCTGACTTAGGGACTGCAGAGGCCTGTGTGAACAGATTAGTCACTGTCACCCTATCACAGAACAAGTTTGATGCCTTAGTGTCTTTTGTCTATAACCTTGGTTGTGGTAACTTTGCAAGCTCTACTTTGCTCAAGAAGATCAATCAAGAAGACATTATAGGAGCTGCTGCAGAGTTCCCTAAGTGGGATCATGTAAACGGCGCAGAGAACCAAGGACTACTCAACAGAAGGAATCAGGAAAGAGATTGCTTCATAAACGGCACATATAAGGCTTAAAGGATCACTAATGGACCCACTATCAGCTATTCTAAACATCAGTAACACGATCATTAACAAGATCTTTCCTGATCCTGCTCAGGCAGCTCAGGCACAGTTAGCATTACTCAAAATGCAGCAGGACGGTGACT